CCAGTAAGTTGGGCGGCTCTTAGAGGAATACACTAATGAAGAAACCAACCACAATTTATATACCCAGCAAGAAGACACACGATCTGCTTGCCAGCATGTTAGCAAAACCAACTAAGAAGGGAGCCAACTGATGGATAAACTTACGCACGATGAAACACTATTATTATTAGACGCACTTAGTTCAGTGCTGCCCAGTGACTTTTCCTCTGCGCAGACGCACAAACGCGCTGAAAGGAAATTAAAACGCTGGTTAGATCACAAGGACATCGAATTTACCTGATGGTGATTCGTATTCCAGAAGCAGGCGGTTAAACAGTTGAAGTTTTTTTAATCATTTGCCACAAACAGCCACAAACACAAAAACGGACCTTTTTACGGGTCCGTTTTTTAGTATTTAGCCTTTAAGAACAAGGACTTGGTATTTAGTTGGCGCGGTTGACGGGGCTCGAACCCGCGACCTCCGGCGTGTTGGGTTAATATTTAAAAACAGAGAGTTACACCACTATGTTGTGGAGAACCCGTTATCTAGGTGGCGTTTTTAGGGGTTTACTATTTAGATTTTATGTATAGGCTGTCGCCTGTCCCTTGGGGGGCAGGTATAGTAAACTACTAATCTAAGACATAGGCTATTCATGTTATATCTAGAGCAATTAGAAGTAATCCTAGACATTCCCTTAAAAGAAGGTGACCGCAAAGTCATCCAATGTCCATTCTGCCACGGGCTTAAAAAACTAAGTCTATCCAAAGAACACGGCGTAATCAGATGGAACTGTTTTAGAGCATCTTGCGAAGGTAAAGGCATATACTCAGGTAGACGTAATCTACAAGCGACTAAAGCCTACCTAGCCAACTCCTCTAATGCCCCTGCCAAGTATATTAGACCTCTACCAGCCCTCACAACGTCAGTAGACAACCACCAGCCAGCCCTCGACTACCTAGCCTCGGTAAACAGCCTTGAGGCGCATGAGAGAGGCTATTTGCGGATCAGGTATGCTCCAGCCGAGAACAGGGTACTATTCTGTCATGGTCATGGTGCAGTTGGACGTGCGCTAGGTAGTGGCCCTAAGTGGATGTCCTACGGCGAATTGCCACATGGTATACCGGTAGGTAGTGGTGATAGCGCAGTATTAGTAGAGGACGTAGCTAGTGCCTGTTCGGTAAGTCGTGATGATAACCTAACTGGGATAGCCCTTTTAGGGACGCACTTAACAAGTGGCATAAAAAAAATAATAAAAAATTATAACAAAGTGTATTTGGTGCTTGACAAGGATGCGGCAGTAAAGTGTATAAAAGAGTCGCGTAGGACTTCTGGAGTTTTAGTTAGATTTACTTCTAACGATCTGAAATACCAGACTACTGCGCAGATTAAAGACACACTCAACAGCCTATAAGGAACGGGCATATGCTCAGAAAACAATCTCCTTTCCCTTTGGAAAAGACAAACGTGTTGTACACGAAGTATGGCAGGCGGTCGGGGTCAATGGCGAACCAAGCTATTTGCACGATGCTTGCATCTGCTTCGCTCACTACGCCATCGGTTGCAGCATCAGGCGCAACAACGGTTTGGGCTAACGGACCAGCAGCCCCACCCAATAATTAATTTAAAATTTGCACTTTTTAATCGCGCAGTATACATGCCGCGCAAGACGTAATTTTATTGAAAGACCCCACACATGAAAGCACGAGCAATCATAATTGTTGATTTTCAAATTGACGGTGGCTTCTCAGAAGCGGCTGCACAAGAGCAAAAGGTAAAGGATGCCATTGCGGCCTTATCCAAGGATAATCCTGCCATCGTCTATACAGACATGGAAATGAAGGAGCGTCGAGGTGACGGGAAACCGGACGTGGCGAGGATGAAGTTCCGTACCTCATAAGCATATACCTACATACTAACTGCTAATTAAATCAGCCTCCTTAATCGGGGGCTTTTTTTATGTCCTACTGTGTGTTATAAACGCCACCTTAGACACACATGAGGACCACACATGTACCAATCACTAATTAAGTGCTGTTTGAGTAATGAATTTTATTTAGACAATCAGGCTAGGCTGAGAGCCAGCCTATTCGATGACACGGCGCGGGAAGTCTACAAAGCCATATCCGCCAGCCATAGTAAATTTGCCAAGGACATTTCCCCTGCAGATTTGATGGCGCAATGGAGAGCAGCTAATCCCTCGTCTACCGCTGCTTGGACGGCTGAAATCGATGATACTATAAATCACATTGCTGCAGCACCCGACATCGATCAGGAAATTGCTGCAGACGTTATTGCCAACCTTTGGCGTCAGTCTGTCGGCTTAGACATAGCCAACTTGGGTATTCTTATGTCTGAAGGCCAGACCAATGCTATGGACGATCTAAAGGCACTCCTAGACAAAGTGTCTAATGGTTATATGCCTGATGATTTCCCAGAGCCAAACGCACAAGACATATATGAGATGTTGGCGGTTGTGAGTAACGACAACCGTTTTAAATTTAATATCCAATCTGTGAGCAATCGTGTTTATGGGATTGGTCGTGGCGAGTTTATGATAGCCGCTGCTTACACTAATGTCGGTAAAACAGCCTTTGGTGCGTCTTTGTCAGCGGCTCCGGCGGGTTTTTGCGAACAAGGTGCGCGGGTGCTGTACGTTTGCACAGAGGAGTTAGCTTCTAGAGCGCGGCTACGTGCCATCCAAGCATATACCAACTTAACTCAAGACGAAGTGGCCTTGGATATTAAATCGGCAATGGCGCGATATGCAGGCATAAATGATAGACTAATGTACATAGATGCCCAAGGCTGGGACGTTTCATACCTGAGTGCTTATATTAATCACATTAGTCCTGACATTGTCATTATCGATATAGCCGATAAAATCGAAGTAACCGGTAAATTTAATGCAGGCCATGAACGGCTTAGAGAACTCTACTACCGTCTGCGTGAACTAGCTAAAACACACAATTGTGCGGTGATCGCTACCTCACAAGCCTCTGCAGATGCGGAAGGTAGAAGCAGGCTCACTATGAGTATGCTGGAAGGCTCTAAGGTTGGTAAGCAGAGTGAGGCAGATTTACTGATTGGTATTGGTAAGACTATCAATGATCAGGACGATGATACCACTCGCTACATTAATATTATGAAGAATAAAATTTCTGGTTGGCATGGCCTGATACCTGTTATTCTAGAGGACAAGGTAAATCGCTATGTTGTCTGATATCCTAGTTTTAGACCTAGAAACTACTGTTGAGCGAATAGCAGGCCGGATAGATAATAGTCCGTATAATCCACATAATAAAATAGTATCAGCACACTTTGGCTGGCTGGGCTGGGATGATGTGGATGACTATCAGTATACAGTTTACCATCACATAGAGCAGTCACAATCGGACAGTACAGAGGCTCTCCGCGAGGCTCTCCGGAAGGCAAAAGTTCTAGTCTGCCATAACGCCAAATTCGACGTGTCTTGGTTGTTAGAAGCAGGATTTGACGCGCCAGAAAAAATCTACTGCACTTTAATCGGGGAGTACTTGCTGGCGAAGGCCCAGCGCAAGGATTTATCTCTGAAGGGTTCAGCGGAACGCAGAGGTCTGCGTAACCAGAAGAAATCAGACTTGATCGATCACTGGTTCCAAGACGGCGTAGATTTTTCTGAGATGCCACTGGTTACTATGCTTGAGTATGCAGAAGCAGATGTCAGAACCACCGCTGAACTGTACTTAGCGCAGATGGACGATTTTGACGCGCAAGAAAATAAATCTCTCATCACTGCCCGTGACCAGATGAATGAGATGCTGGTTTTTTTGGTTGAATTAGAGAGAAACGGTTGTTCCATTGACCTAGCTGCCTTGGACATTGTTGAGAAGGAGTTCAGAGCGGAGAAGGTAGAACTGACTGCACGTCTGACTGAGATAGTCGAGCAGGTTATGGGCGATACTCCCATCAATCTTAACTCAGGAGATGATATGACTAAGGTCGTTTACTCAAGAGAGGTGATCGACAAGGCCATACACAAGCAGACGTGGAACATAGGCACCAATGATGCGGGTAAATCGCTTATGCCGCCTCGGATGAGTCAAAATCAATTCTCAGACGCCGTCAGGGCTACCACCCGTGTGGTCGAGAAAACACAAGCGGTGTGCTGCAGTCACTGCAATGGATTTGGTTCAATACAGAAGTTCAAGGTGAAGACTAAAATTAAGTTGGGCAAGAAGTACCGCATCCA